GAAACTATTCGTACTTCACGTTTTAACCAAACGATGAAAAAAGGCGCATGGGAAATCGAATCTAACGAATTTAATTCAAAAGTTTTAGGCTTATACGCTCCTAAAGTTTCTGCTGATGCTGAAACATTGTTCTGGGGTGGTGTAACTTCTACAACTAAAACAGCGGTAGCAGCTTTATCGCCAGGAGCGGGACAAGGTTCTATTACCGCCGCCGCACAAACTGAGTTCGCTACTTTAACCGCTGGTTTAGTAGATGGTATTTTCTCTAAAGCATTTTACGATAACGGTGCAATTGGTGGTTACTTAAAAGTAACTGGTACAACTGTAACAGCTTCTAACATTGCTGCTGAAGTAGCTAAGATTTTCGCTAAAATTCCTGCTAAGTGTATGCAAGATTCAAGCGACCCAGTAATGATTTACTGCCCTCGTGCTTGGAAACAATTAGTTTACAACGCTAACAACGCTGTAGGTGCAGCACAACAAATCAACTTTGAAATTCAAGGCTCTGATTTCGGAACTAGCCGTGTGTTTTACAATGGTATCGAAATGGTATTCGTACCCGTACCTTCTGACTTGTGGGCTTATGCAAACAATGTTAGCCGTGTAATGTGGAATACTGATTCTACAGACGATGTAAGCAAGGTTGAGATTGGCAAAGTTGCTAACGATGGTGATACACGTTTCTTACGTGCTATCTACACTATCCATACTCACATTGCAGACGCAGCTAACGGAGTACTTTACGGAGGTTAATAATCGGGGGCGTAAAAACCCCCATTAATTTTTTTATCAATGGCATGTGCTTTAACATCAGGTTATAATTTTGCTGGCTGCAAAGGTGGTGGAAGTGGTATTTCGGAAGTATTAATCACCGAACTTGCCAACGTAACCGCAATTGTTTTTACTAGCAATAACATAACTACTATCACAATGGCATCTGGGAAGGTATTTCGCAGATACATTTTAGACCAAGAAATGGGGTCTTTTAACGACCCATTGACCTATACAAAAGAATCTGGTACTATCACTTACGAACACCAAGTAGATTTCACTATTAAGGGGCTTACATTAGCTTTGAAAACTGAGATTAAGTTAATTGCTCAAAACACTTTACTAATGATTGTAAAGGATAGAAACGGCAATTATCACATGGCTGGTACTGACGGTGCTACTATTGGAAATGCAAAAGGTATGGACTTAATGACCGCTGACGCACCAAGTGGTAAGGCTTTAGTTGACTTTAACGGCTTTAACTTGTCATTCAGAGGTTTGTCAACCGACTATATGCATACAGTAGATTCTTCTATTATAGCTGCAATCATTTAATTTGCTTTGTTTCCATAGACTAACCCTCGGCATTAGCTGGGGGTTTCTTTTTTACAAAAGCTGAAAATACTACATTATTATTTGTGAAGATTATTAAAGGACAATCAAATACGGTGGTTTGTACGTTACTTGAAAAGACTACTATTAGTAATCCTAGATACTTATTTGCGTTTACTTCTGATGAGAAACATACTACAGTTTACACTTTAGTAGGTAGTGAATTATCAACAGACACAACCAGATGCAATAAATTCACAATAACAGAAACAACAAGCCCAGACTATTCAGCAGCAGAAATTGAACTTTCAGAAGGTGAGTATTCTTATAATGTTTTCGAGTTAACAGCGGTTCAAGCGGCTGCTTTAGACTTTGAAGATATAGATACAAGTACTTATACCAATGTAGAAGGTGCTTGTGTGTGCAGGGTTTACGATACTACAAACAATGCCTTTACGCAATATTCAACAGATACAACTAATACCGTTTACCAACCATGAAGACCAGTGTAGTTAACTCTAAATTGTTTGGCGTTAAATTTGCCACTGATGTTCAACCAAAAGTATCGGTAGATATTAGTAAGGGTATTTTAAAGTACGGAAAGAACAATAAACAGCCCGAACAGTTATTATTTTGGTATCACAATTCGGCTCAACATGGAGCTATTGTAAAAGGCAAGGCTCGATATGTTGCTGGGTTATCAATAACCTCTCAAACGGCTCAGGAATGGCTTGAAAAGGCTAATCCTTTTGAAAACTGGCACTCATTAGTATCTAAACTTACTTTAGACGATAGTATTTTTGGCGGATACTTTATTCAAATAGTATCTAATATCTTTGGACAGCCCGTACAGTTCTTTCATTTGGATTTTGCGAAATGCAGAGTATCCGACTGCTTGAATTATGTTGTTTACTGTGAAGATTGGACTAAAAGTTACGAGGTAGGCATTCAAACATTTCCTATTTGGCATCCAAACACGCTAGGTACGAGTGTTTACTATCAAAAAGGATATACACCTACCACAACTAAAATACAAGCGGCCTATCCTACTCCTGAATACATGCCTTGTGCATTGGATATAGATACTGATTGCAGATTAGCTACCTATTTCAATTCACTTGTCCAAAAGAACTTCAACCCTTCTGCTATTGTAACTATCTTTAGTGGTGAAACAGACCAAACAAAGAGACAGAAAATAGTAGATAAATTAAAAGGTGATTATGCTGGCGAAGATAACGCTGGCGAAGTAGTAACTATCTTTACAACTAAAGACGGTAAGGCTACTGAAGTAACTACTTTAGCAGGAAATGACCTAGATAAACAATATCAAGAACTTCAAAAACGCTGCCAACAGAATATTCTATCAGGCCACAACGTTTCAGGGGTTTTATTTAAGGTAAAAACAGAAGGGCAGTTAGGTAATAGAACTGAATTAGTAGAAGCGCATGAGTTATTTGCTAATGAATACGTTTCTATAAAGCAAGGGCCTTATTTAGAGATGTTAGAGATGTTTTACAACTTAAAAACTGGCCTAACTGCTGAGTTTGAGTTTGAACAAGTGCGTCCTATTGGCTTAGAACTACCTTTAGACAATCAAAACGTTATTGGGGTACTATCAAAAGACGAATTAAGAGCCTATATTAACGATAAATTCAAGCTAAATCTGGCTAATACAGCCGTTGGAGTGGCCTCTGTAAACCAAATAAACGATAATTTAAAGGGTCTTTCTGCTGCTGAAAATGCAGATATGCTACGTATTGTAAGAGATTACCAAAGCCAACGCAAGGGAATGACTAAGGAGTTAGCTATTTCTCGTATTATGTCGTATGGTGTGAGTGAGAATGAGGCTAAAAACTACCTTCAGATACAAGCTAGTAAGCACGAGAAAGAAAATAAGTTCGTTACTTTATTCAATAAGTACGCACACGATATAGATGATGGGGATGAGATACTAGAAATTAACCTAGCCGAGCCTCAATCTACACAATTCGCCAAGTTTGATAAGACGCAAAACGATGTTTTAGAACTTTTAAAGGGTAATCCTAGCTTAACTGAAAAGGATTTATCTAAAACGTTGGGGCTTGACGAAGAGGCGGTACTAGTTGCTATTGCCGCTTTGGTTGCGGGTGGATTAGTTGCTTCTGCTAAAGACTTCACCCCAACAGAAAAGGGCAGTAATAAGAAAACCGCCCCTATTGATTCAGAGGTTTATACTGAATGGGTTTATGGATTAAGAGAAGACCAAGCGGGAAGGCCGTTAATTCTATCTACCACTAGAGACTTTTGCCGACAAATGGTTAATTTAACCAGAAGTAAGGCATTAAGTTATGATGCTATTGTTCAGTTAAATAACGAATTTGGAGAAAATGCATGGTACTTTAGAGGTGGATGGTATAATAACGGAGAGGAAACAACACAATGGTGTAGACACGCATGGAAAGCGGTAACCAAAATTAGACGTAAGAAATAATGGCAAATTTAATTTTATTTCAGGACTATTTAATTGATAGGTCTATAATTGATAGCAATGTAGATTATAAAAAGATTGCACCTATTATCGAGATGGTGCAGGATATTTATTTAGAGCCTTTACTGGGTTCTGATTTGTTTGACGAGATTATAACGCAAACAACACCACCAACTACATTAAGTGCTGCAAATGAGACCTTAGTAACAGACCATATACTTAAAGTACTTATGTTTTATGTGCTTGCGGAAGCACCTAGCGCACTTCATTACCGCTATATGAATAAGGGTATTCAGATTAAAAGTTCTGACAATAGCCAGCCAGCGGATAGAACTGATTTAAAAGAATTATTTGATTCTTATAAGAACAAAGCAGAGACTTATGGGGATAGAATGAAGCGTTACATATT